CCAACCCCTTGATTTACAAGGCTTTATCAGCTAGAACCCTGAGAGCCGAATGCCCCGAGGTAGTCCGACCAGCCAAATGAATACCTCTCTCTCGCCTTATAGCGGGCATTGCCCGTGTCAAAATCTGCATCCATCGAAGTTGACAACGGAGTACGTACGAAATGCTTCAAGCCATTTGGAACGTCGGTAAGCAGGAACCAAGCATTGGTGTCGGTCAACCAGTGGTTGACAGAGTAGCCGCCGGGGATTGCGCCGTTGTTCTTCAGAGCGTTGATGTCATTGTCGGTCGTACCAACACGCAGTTCAGTTTCAAGAATACGAGTAGCCACGAACTGCAGGGCAGACGGGATAATCAGCTTCTTTGGCTTTGCTGCGATGAGAAGGCCACGTTCNTCAGTCCACAGAGAGATCTGAATAACCGCATTTTCCAATGAAGTTTCGTTCAGGTCCGCTGGGGTAGCAGGAACGTTAGACAGGGTGCCACCATAGGTCAGAGGATGCGCATTGTTGAACAGGGTCTTACCGTCACCACCTACGTAGTTAGTGTTGAAACCGTTGTTCAGAATGTTAGCGCCCTTGACTTCTTTGGTGTACGCCATAGCACGAGCCAGCGCCTTGGTATAACGAGCAGACAGTGAGTCATACAGGTTATCTTCAATAGCTTCTTCCGTCAGGGAGAAACCAAGAGCGATAGTTTCGTGGNTATAGCGAGTAGACCATGCTTCCTGAGCCGCATCGTAAGCGATGGCTGAACCTTCGTTCTTAACAGGGGCTGCACCGAAACCGGAGAGCTTCTGTTCTTCTTCAAAGGAACGCTCGGAGCTTTCAGTCTCGAACAGTTCTTTATACTCTTCACCATAGCGTTCGTATTCAAGACCGAACAAGGCGTTGAGGCCGGGGAGCAGTTCTTTAAGTAACTGCGCGCGTGAGATAGCTGCCATTGATGATTACTCCTTAAATACCAGTAGCCTGACGATAGAAGTGCAGACCGAAGTTGTAAGTTACGAGAACCTGCTGGAATGAACCATCAGACAATGCGGTATCACGAACTACGTCTACGATACGGAACGGCAGGGTGCTAGTAGTCGCTGAAGACGCGAGGTTNGCAGAAACATTACTGTTACCCGTCGTGGTGTTCACGAAAGTAGAAGGCTCATAATANCCAATGTTCTCGCCAACATTCGCCTGAGTAGCGCCACCAGAAGTGTAAGCTACGCCAGAAGCATTGGTCAGAGTAACCTGAAAGATCGCATCTGGGTCTTCGCAAACAAGCGCCTTAGCATCTGAAGCTACCGTACCTGAAGCCCAATACTGGGGGGTAACGAAATACTTCAGACCCGTGCCTTGCGAATACTCGCAGCCGAGAAAGATACCAACCGGAGCAGCAGCAAAAGCTGCCTTTGCGCCAGCAGAAGTATCAACACGAACAATCGTGCCATCTGTGGTGTAAGTTACAAGATCACCATACCCAATGTTCTGAGCGTACCCAGAAGCAATAGGGATCTGGCGGATCGCCTGATTAAATACACGACCACCAATGAGGTTTACCGGAAGGAAACCAGCAGGGGCCATATTTGCAGGATATGCCATATAGAACTCCTTAAATATTTAAATACGGCCCCAATTATACTTAGGAACCGCTACCAAAAGATACTTTACTCTTGCCTTCTCTAAAGATAGGCATACGAGGATCACTTTCGCGCATTAAGTTGTTGTCAACCGATTGCGTTTGTCTTTGGGTCATTTCTTCATAATACGCGCGACGAGAATCAGCAGTCTCTTGCGTCGTTTTACAAAGTACTAAACCACCAATTTCAATAAGATCAGATGCCGGTGTCAAACCAAAAGCAGCAAAATCTGAGCTAATTTCCGGGTGGTCAGACGCTTTACAGGGTACCCATCCTTCGCGCCTAGCGCGGGCCATATTGGCCGGATCAGCTTGCCCCATCATAGACGCCCGAATCCATCGAAACTTATACCCATCTTGCGGCGCGGGGGAAGGTAAATCGTGGGCTGGTTTCCAAGAGGTTTGGCGAACGTCAGCTTCACGAGTTTCCGTGGACCGCGGTTTACGACTTAAATCAATTTGATTAGCCATTGATCTTCTGCTCCTTTATTGCGTGTTTGGCATATACTTCAAGTGGTACGCCAAGACGTTTTGCTATAGCGACTTGCGAGGCCGTCAGTGTGACTTTTTTTGATGCGGTGGTTCTACCAGCCGGTGCCACAGGTGAAGACTTCCTAGGTCGTTCAAATTTCTCAGGGAACCTCTGCCGAATCCCACTATCGATATGTGCGTAGTAGTCATCAGAAGTAGGGTCTAATCCCTCATTTACCAATTTCTGGTGCAGCCCGTAAGCAAGTGAGGTCATTTCCTCGTCCTTTCCAAACCAAGGGTTGCGTGACGCCCAATCTTCAGCTTTGGGGTCCGGGGTATGGATAGGAGCTTGCGGCTCTGGTTGAGGATTATATACAGGAGTATTTTGCTGTTGTAAAGTCTGATTATAGTTTGAAACTTGTTGCGCTGCATACGCATCAAGTCTGTCCCGCTGTACTGCTAGTATTGTTAGCTCTTTGTTAGCCTCTAGAGTACCTTCGGTATCACCAGATTCATACGCCCGCCGGTAACGATCTTCAGCAAGCTTTTGGGCCATATCAATTTTAGCTTGCGACTCTTTTGTAAATTCCTGCTGACCCCAAGTCAACGTGGTCTTTAGCTGAGTATTTTCATCAAGTACTGCTTGTGCTACCCGTAAAGCTTCTTCCCTTTCTCGCGCCATTTGTTCTTTCGCACGACGTTCGTCGTGGAACTTATGGTTCATTTGGTTAATACGCTTTTTGACTTTATCGGAGTAATGCTCCATTTCGTCTTCGCGTTCACCTTCTTCTTGCGTAGTAAGCGCTTTGCGCCCCCGGTCTTCTTCAGGGGTATCGTCTACCACCTCAATTTCAACACCCTGCTCTTCTGCCTCATTCAACAGATGTTCAGGAATTTCAAAGTCTTCGTTAATGATTTCTTTAGCCATGATAGTTCCTAGTAAGCGCGGTTAATGCCGCGAGGATCTTCAACTACACCCTCAATCATATCGTCGTTAACAATGATGAACTCTTTGCCATCCACCGCAAAACGCGAACCTGAGTACGCGCGGAGTAATACAAAATCACCTTCTTTACACCAAGGACCGGTAGGGAATTTTTCAGCATCGCGGTAGCATAAAGCTCCTTGTTTAAGTACAAGGCCCACGACGGCTCCCATTTCTTCCTTTTTACGAGTCTCTTGGGAGTACACGATCCCCCCTTCAGACTTCTCGTCAATTTCAGGCTTCACCACCAGCATCTTGTACCCAACAGGGTCAGGAAGTCTTTTTGCAAGATTAGCTGCCGTTTCTTGAGTCTTCTCGGCGTCAATTGCTGTAACAGACATTAGTCATCCTCATCATAGTTTTGCAGGTCTTTTACCCGTTGAAGGGCGGAAGTTAGACCCGTGATCACTCCCGTGCTATGCCGATACTCGGCATAATCTTTAGCGTGGCCGTATGCCACGGAATCTTTGTAAGACTCGATAACTTCTTCAAGATCTCTTTGCAGTACGTCAAGTACAGTAGTCATTTAGCACCTACATAAGCGGTTGTTGAGGGGGTGGCGGAGCANGTGGTGCACCGGTAGGGGGGGGAGGGGGAGGGGGCGCTGGGGGCGCCGAAGGGGGTTGCATTTGTTGTGCTTTTAAAGCTTCTGTCTGTTTAGTGGCTACATCCATACCTTTAAACAAGGTTTCAATCTTCTGATCTTCACCTTGTAACAGCAGCTTGGCTTCGTTGTTGATCATTGCAATTTCTTTTTGCGCTTCGATCTTAGCCATCTCAATCACTTTTTTATCAGCAACTTCCTGCTTTTTAATCTCCAACTCTTCCTTCTGCATTTGAAGAACAGGGTCCTGAGCCGCTTGTTGATTCTGTTGTTGCTGCGCCTGACTTTTATTTTGCTGCAGTAGCCGTTGCGCCGCGTCAGCAGCCAGCTTTGATATTTGCACTTCCAGTTCTGGCGGTAATTTTTGACCCGGTGCCGGTAGTGTTACACCCAGCTGTTGCTCAATGTCTTTGCGGTACTGGAACCCAATATGCTCCATAATGTGCGCTTGCATAGCCTGTTGAATAGTCTGCGCTTGCGGGTTCTGGCCCATAATTTGAGCCATTTTGGGGTCCTGCATAGCCGATTGATGCACCGTTANATGCGCCTGATGATCCTGCTCAAGAAAAGCTTTTACCGGCTTCATNTTAAGAATATTCATATTCTCTGTAACAGGATCTGTCGGCGTTTCTTCATCTGTCACTGGGATGATCTTATCTGCATCTTTAATCCCCATAGTCTGTAAGAACTGCCGATGTAACTCAGCAAGGTCGTAAATTTGTGGGGCCGATTGTGACAGCTGAATAGCTGATTGATACTGAATGATCCGCTGCGCCATGGTTGAGGCATTGGGATCTGAGACCGGAATGATATCGGTCTTTTCGTAGTCTTCACGTTTCTGGCTGCGAGTCGCGCCATAGTCAGGGTCATACTCGTATTCAGCTGGGGTGTAGTCTTTAATCAACTTGGCAACCAGCTTGAACTCTTGCTCCATGCTGGCATGAACACGTGCCTGTACCGCGGACATCACCTTGAGCGTACGCTCCAAAATAGCCAGCGTAGTCCCTACTGGGGCTTCACCGTTCATGTCATTAAGTTTGACATCCGACACGGCGGCTAAGCGGCGCCCTTCCTCTACTACATTTTGCAATAGATTAAACAGCGTAGCCGAAGGCTCTTTATATGGTAGGGGAAGAATATTATCTCGTATAGACGCACCGGGAACGTCTACATCTCTCCATTCACCGGGCATGATGGGGGTGTCATCGCCCTTAATACGGAGACCCCGTGACTTTAAACCTCCGGGGAGGTTTGATAGCGTACCAGCATCAATCAACTGGCGCACAATAGACGTTGCGCTCTTAGCAAATCCGCCAATTAGGTGAATCAAACCATACCCGTAAGCACCAAAACCGGGAATGTACGTGTATTGTACAAAGTGTTGTTTGGCTCTTTTAAAGGGGTCTTCTTCGTCCCAGTTGCGCCTAATTGCTAAAATCTCTTGCGTACCTTTGTCAATGGTCACTACATAAGGCAGCGCAATGCCTGTCTCTTCGCCGGTCTCGGGGTCCGTATCTTCAAACCCTTCAATGTCCAGTTCAACCTGCATTTCCAAAATACGGTAGCGATCATCTTTAATCGCACTAAACCCATCCGCTGCGTCTTTGCGTTTTTGAATTTCATCAAAATCTTTTGTTGGTTCACCAAGCTCCACATCTCTATAGAACCCAGCATATTGCAGCTTTTTGACTTCATTCTTGGTCTTCCGCATGGCATGGGTAACCCGCGGTGCCGTACGTGCATCAGAGGCCCCGTATGGAATAAATAAATCTTCCGCCGGTACAAACATAGACGTTGGCCGGTCTAACGTAGGGTCAAAATACACTTTCTTAAAGCTGGCACCGGCTAATGCCAAAGACCACAACATCTTTTCGTGTTCAGGACGGAATTCCTGCATCTTCTCAGTCAAGTTGTAGTTCATGTCTTCTACAACGCGCGCAGCGGACTCCTGAATCGATCTGTCGTCTTTACCTACAATTTTGGCCCTAACAGGGCCCATAGCNGGAAACGTCTCTGAAATCATTTCAGATTGGAATCTAACGGCNGCTTCCGTAAGAATCGGGTGGTATACACCACATGCGCCGTTCCACGGTTCCGTACGTTCTTCCAGCGTTAACCCCAACAGGTCCAAACCGTCTACATAGGTCTGTTCCCAGTCCTTACGAGCCATGCGGTCATTGTCAAAGTCTTCTAACAGATCCGCCGCAATAGCGCTTAGCTCTGACTCATCAATGTATTCTGCAAGGTTGGCGTCAAACGAAGGTTCATGTTCTATTTCAATTTCAGCTTCATATACATCTTCGCCGTCTTCAGGACCTATTGTCACTTCAATAGGCTCATCATCTTTTTGTAAAAACGGGCTTTGCGGAAGCATTAATTTATCGATGGACGAAGGAGCAGCCATGTAGGTACCTATAGAATTTCAATGAGTTTTTCAAGATAATGCAGGGCCTTTTGGTAGTCTTCCTTGGCTGGACCTTTGCACCCAGCCCGCATTATATATTTCAATGCATTGCCCCGATAGAATCCTTTAGCCTGAGCGTGTTCAAAGGTTGTGTCAATCACATCCCAAGGTTGTACTCTCATATCCACATAGTGCGTACCCCCAATCTGGTAGGCTTCTGGCGGAGTCGGTTCCGGTTCTTGTTGGCGCATATTTTCTGCGCCTAGCTCTTC